CGTGCAAAGAAGGTTCTTGAAAAATTAGATGACAAAGGAATGGAATCAATGAAGTATTCATTTGAATTTCATAAAAATGGCAACAAGAAATGGAAAGAATATACATGGCGAAAACCAACATTTCCATTGATTGATGATGGAATATTTAAAGACCATGTGCAAGAATTTTGGAACAATAAATCAGTTGATTTCACAAAAGAATACAAAAATAATTGTGTTGGATGTTTCCATAGAAATGAATTGTATTTGAATAAGATGTCAAATGAACATCCAAACAAGATGAAGTGGTTTTCTAAAATGGAAGAACTAAACAAACCAAACACATTCAGAAAGGGTGTGACATATAAACAAATAATAAATTACAGACCACAAATTGAAATGTCATTTGATGACTTTAATGATTGTGATTCTGGATATTGTGGTTTATGAAAAACAACTGGCATCCTATTGAATGGATATACAAAGACTTCAACTATTATCTTGGTTTTGCAATAAACAAAACAAAAGACAAAGACTTGTCTGAAGATTTAGTCCAAGAAACATTTGTTCAATTGATGACAATGAACCAACACAAACTTCTTATCATCATAGATTCTGGAAAAATCAAAACTTATGTTTGCAAGATTATGATGGTGAAATTTTATTCAAGCAAATCACAATTCAACAAGAAGATGGTTCAATACAAAAGAAAGAAGATTGAAAGTGATGAATCATTTCTTGAACACCTGGCCAACAAAAATGCAGATGATGAACAAGGACAATTGCATCACATTGAAAAGATGAACAAAAAGATTGATGATTGCCTAAACACATTTGATGAATATGACAGAAAGTTGTTTCAGCTATATTATGAAACTGGTCTTTCAATCAGAAGATTATCTGAAGAAACTGGAATCACTTTCAAGTCTATTCAATACACTATTGACAAAGTAAAAAAGAACATAAAGGATTTAATATGATTCCATTTAAAGCAGACCAAGAACTTGCATCAAAAAGAATTGCAATTTGTGAATCTTGCAGACACTTCAGAAAGAAATCAAGAACTTGTGGCACACCAGTAGTTGGTACAAAAGTAGGTAAGAAAAGAACTTGTGGTTGTTTTATGGATGCAAAGACAAAACTTTCATTCAGTAAATGTCCATTTAATAAGTGGGAATTTCTTCAAGTCACTGAAAATGATTATCTTGCAATCAAAAATTTGCTTGAAGAAGTTAAACAAACCATCAATCCAAACCAAAAAGAAATTCTTTACAATATGCAAAGAAAGTATATTGGTGGAAATACCAAGACAAGCAATTGTGTTCCTTGCTTAAAATCAGCTTTGAATGAAATGAAAGAAATCGTTGAACAATATGAAAAATAAAAGATGTCACAATTAGTTCTTCCAGTAAGTGTTGAAACAATAGCAACAAGGCATGATGGATCGGTCAAGATTGTCATGGGTACATATGAACTGAACACACAATCTTCAGTCAAATTGTTTGATTTAAGAAAGACTGAATGCTTGATGTATCTTTCAAGTGATAATATATCACAAGATGAACTTGATGCTTTAGATGGCTTTAAATTAGAGAATGAAAAGACAGATGGAAAAACACCATCACAAAGACTTCGTGCAGTTCTTTATGTTTATTGGAAACAAAACAAGCAGAAAGACATTGAATTTGACATCTTCTATCTAAGATACATGAACCGTCTGATTGAAAATCTTAAAGACAAACTTGAATGAAAAATCACACAAAGGTATATGTCAATTTCTTTGATGCACAATTTGGTGAATTCATACCTTGTGAAATGTGTGGAAAAAAAGCAGTGGACATTCATCACATTGAACCAAGACAAGCTGGTGGATCGAAACTGAAAGATAACATTGAAAATTTGATGGCACTTTGTAGAAAATGCCACATTCACTATGGTGATAAAAAGCAATACAAACAATTACTTAAAGACAAACACAATGACAGAATCAAAACAAGAATATCCAAGACTTGAAAATGGTCAGATTGATTTCATGACAATGGTTGAAAACACTTTTCCTGGACAGATAGAAGTGGCATCATATGTCAAAGGTTTAATGCGTGGATATGCACTTGACAAATCACTTCAAACTGCACAAACTTTGATGACTAAGTTGGATGAAGGAAATACATCAGTGACAATGGCTGATATTATTCCAGAAGAAATCAGACCAGATAGTGACAAAGACACACAAAAAGACATAGAATAGATGCCGTTTGAAAAAGGGAACAAACTTGCTGGAAGCAGAAAAGGTATTCCAAACAAGACAACACAAGAAATCAGAGATGCGTTCCAATTGCTTATTGAAAACAACCAAGACAAGTTTCAGTTGTGGTTGACAGAAACTGCAATTGAAGAACCAGCGAGAGCATTGGAAATCATTCTGAAGATGTCTGAATTTATTGTTCCTAAATTATCAAGAACAGATGTCAAAGCTGAAGTGACTGACAAATCTATTGTGATAAATCTTAAACCATTAGATGCCAAGAACAATTGATATAGAATTGTTTCCAAAACAAATTGAATGCTTCAAACACCTTGAAGATAAAACCACAACAGAAGTCTTGTTTGGTGGTGGTGCTGGTGGTTCAAAAACATTCACTGGTTGTCTTTGGCAAATACACAGAAGACTTCAATATCCAGGAACAAGAAGTGTGATTGGAAGGTCTAAATTGAAAAATCTTAAAGCAACAACACTGAACACATTCTTTGAAGTTGCACAAGACTTCTGTGGTCTAAGTCCAAATGAAGACTTCACCTATAATGCACAAGATTCAACAATCACATTCTTCAATGGTTCAATTATATATCTGAAAGATTTGTTTTTGTACCCAAGCGATCCAGACTTCACTTCACTTGGTGGTTTAGAAATCACAGATGCATTTGTTGATGAATGTGCTGAAGTAAGTCAAAAAGCAATCAACATCTTAAATTCAAGAATACGTTTCAAGCTGGACAAGTTTGACTTGATTCCAAAAACTTTAATGACTTGCAATCCAACAAAGACTTGGTTGTATTCTGAATTCTATAAACCATCAAAGGAACAAAGGTTGCCTGGACACAGAAAGTTCATTCAATCACTTGTGACTGACAATTCTGCAATATCTGAACACTACATCAAGCAACTTGAAAAACTTGACAAGGTATCAAGACAAAGACTTCTTTTGGGTGATTGGGAATACAACGAAGATGATGCATTGTTGTTTGACTATGATTCAATACATGATATGTTCACAAACACAATTGAAGGTGGTGTCAAGCATATCACTTGTGATGTTGCCAGGTTTGGTGCAGATAAGACTGTTCTTGTCTTATGGAATGGATTGAATGCTGAACAGATTGTTTCATTTGCAAAGTCATCAGTCACAGATACAATTGAAGCAATTAAAACAATGGCACTGCAAAATGGTGTCCAAAGGTCACACATCATTGTTGATGAAGATGGTGTTGGTGGTGGTGTCAAAGATGTGTTGTCTGGATGCAAAGGTTTTGTGAACGGATCAAAGGCATTGAAATCTGAAAACTTTCAGAACTTAAAAACACAATGCTATTTCAAATTAGCTGAAATGGTCAATGCTGGTAAAATAGGAATCAAAGACACAAGACACAAACAAACCATCATTGAAGAACTTGAAATCATCAAAAGAGATAAACTTGACAAGGACACACAGAAACTTTCAATCATTCCAAAGGATACAATCAAAGCACTTCTTGGAAGGTCACCAGATTATGCAGATGCATTGATGATGCGAATGTGGTATGAAGTCAAAGGTAATTATGGCATTTATGCTTTTTGAAAGGAAAATACAAGAAAAACAACTTTAAACTTACAAATGAAAAAGACTTTAGAAATAGCAATTCCAACTGATTGGTCAGATGTATCAATCAGAAAGTATGTGAATTACATTGATTCAGTCAAGGATGTTGACCAAGAAAAAGAACTTGTTGTGAAAACAATATCTTCACTTTGCAACATACCTGGACAAGTGGTTGAAGTAATGAAGTTGAAGGATTTGAAGAAGATTCAAAGCAGTCTGCAAAAGCTGATAAGCAAACCAGTCAATAAGGATATAATAAACAAGATTGACATCAATGGTGTCATTTTCGGATTCCATCCAAACCTTGATGAAATGACAATGGGTGAATTTGTAGATGTTGAAACTTATGCAAAAGAAAACAACATTGCAAAGATGATGTCAGTTCTTTACAGACCAATTGTCAAAGAACAAGGAAACAGATATGACATTGAACCATATGACTTTGATGTTCATTCTGAAAATTCATTGCACTTTGAAAAGTTATCAATCAACATTGGAAATGCAATTGCAGTTTTTTTTTGGAATTTAGGAAAAGAGTTGTTGAACAATTTCCATCAGTCTTCAAGTCAAAAGGTAAAAAATCAGTAGCATCAAACTATGGTTGGTTTAGTGTGATTGATGGATTGTCTGGTGGTGATGTATTAAAGATAAATAAAATCACAAAGTTGTCATTGATGATGTGTTTGACAAAACTTTCACTTGATGCAGACAAACAGATTGAACGTGAAAAAGAAGCAAGACAAAAGCAAAATAAAAGAAGATGATTACATACAAAGCAATAATACAATACTTTGATTCTATTGCATCACAACACCAGCAAATTGAATCTTTCACTTATGGTGAAGTCAACTTTTTTGACAAGGATAAATTCACAGAATATCCAGCTTTACATATCACACCAACTGGAACATCAATTGATGACCAAGTTCTTGTGTATGGTTTTGATGTAATTGTATTTGACAGATACAATGTTGAATCTAACAAGATGCGAAATGAAGCAAATTGCTTGTCTGATGCTTTGATGATTCTTCAAGATATATGCAAAGAGATAACAGATGGTAAATACTTCATCAATCAAGACACTTTGATTTCAATGGAATTGCCAGTCATCTGCCAACCGTTCATTGACACAGAACCAGACAATTGTTCTGGATGGACAACATCATTCAATGTCATCACACCAAATGAAGCATCAGCGTGTTTGATTCCATATTTCAATCCAGAAAAACAATACGCAAAAAGTTATGTATTGCCAAATTCAGCACCATCACAAATTGCATGGTTTTCAAGGGAACAGATTCATGACAAAGCATCTTTCACAAACAATAAATTGTTTTCACTTGAACCAGTAGTTGACACAATAAGTGGTGATAATACATTGACTATGAACACAAGCAGTTCAAACGTGACTTGGAATCCACAAAAAAATGCAATTCACTTTTTTGACCAATCACAAACAACACCTATAAGTTTAAATCATCCAGTAATGTCAGAAGAATATGCAACTTTCTTTGTAAGAATTAAAGACTTTGGAAGATATTCATTTGAAGACTATGGAAATACAATTTGCTATTTTGGAAACTTTCTAAATGAAAATGATGGATTCTTTATTGAAGTGTTTGAGGATGGTAAATTATATTTGTTCACACCTGGTGGTTCACCAGATGCAAAGACACCATTTGTAATATGTCCAACAAATGGAAATAAATATGAAAACCAACACAGAAGACAAGAATCATTCACC